AATCCAACAGAGCTATCCATAGTAAAACCCTGAAGCATTTGTTCTTCAGTCATAAAGGTATTAATGTCATTCATAATACTCCATGATGTATCACGACGCTCATCACCAAGATTACCATGTTGATCCCAATAAATTACATCATCATCACTACCACTATCAGAGTTAATATCAGATCGTGGATCATAAGTACAAGCACCACCAGTTCTCAAACAGGTATGTGAAGCACCAGCAGACTTCTCTGTTATATCAGCAGACGTTTCTGTATCTGCAAAAGAAGTTTGGGCCAGGAAGATCATCACTAGGCAGCTAAATAACGTGATGATCTTCCTGTTAAATCTGGATAGACTAGGGGAATTCTCACTCACCAGGTTACCCAGCTTGTTATTAGTAGTCATCATCCCAACTCGGCTCGTCATTACTGTGATATGTATCTAACTCTTTAACTTTATCTTTGTTCTCTCGTTTCTCTCGCCATTCGTGATAGTCTGGTCTACGATATGGTTCTTTCTCCCATATAACTTTAGCAGCTTCTCCAATCTTTCCATCTACAGGACATGGAGTACCAGCCATTTCCATGGCTTGAAAAACTCTTGTATCTTGGCACATTAAACTAACACTAGCAACTTTCATACCCATACCATATAAAGAACGTGCAAGTTTTAATCGTTCACAATTCTCATCTCTAATAGTCTTACCCATAGAGATACCAAACCATGCTGATTGTGCCGCACCACTTATTCCAGTAGTACATACATCTTGATTATTTATAATTACATTTGGTGAAGAAGCTGTACTTGGTGTTCGATCAACTGTCGTTGTTCCCGTAACAGTAGAACTACTTACCGTATTACTGTCTGCCCCATATGCTGTGTGTGATAATATACTGACCATCAAAAACATAACAAGTGAAATTACGAATTTCACTTTTTTACTCCTTATAGTTGAGTGTCCCTCTCTTTTGAATAATTCTTTTCTCTGTTATAATCATATCCATCTTAACATCATATTCGTTAAGCTTCAATTTCCATTTATATGGTAACACTTGAAAATCATATGCTATACCAATTACACAAGTTGTCTTTGGTAATTGATCTAAAAATCTATCATAATATCCTTTGCCTCTACCATATCTTGCTCGTTTTTCATCAAAAACTACTCCTGGGACAATGACTAAATCAACATCTAAAACATTCTCTCTCGGCTCTGGTTCTGGATAAAATATCTCTTTATCAGAATACTTCTCAGCATCATGTATAAGAAATTGTGTCGAAACTTCATTCCCAACACTCTTATAGATATTTATATTTCCAGCACTTTTCCACTCATATGTACTCCATACTGATTTTTGTATTTTCTCAGATAGCTCTAAACACTCTTTAGGACACATATGATTTCTTCGATACATCATCATATTCCTCCATAGTATTTTAAGAGCAAACATTACGGTCCTTTTGGTCTTTCCATTAATGCAAATTCAACTTCAACTATTTTACCATCTCGTAATACTTCTAACTTAATAATTGTACCCGGAGCTCTTCTTGCAATCATAGATGCAAAATTAGTATGTCGTACAATTTCACCATCCAACTTTTGAATAATATCACCTTTAACTAAATGACCAACTGCTGCTCCGTTATCAGCAACCTGAATAATAATAACATTCTTACCAAATTCTAAATTATTATTTTTTGTTTCAATATGATCTAACAAACGATAATGGATTCCCATGTAACTCCATTTTATCTTATTACCTTTTGCAAGACGCGTCAATATATCTTGTGCATATTGTCCATCAATAGCAAAACCAAGTCCAATACTTCCACCTGGTTCTTGACTATTATTTGGTGAAAGAATCAAAGTATTAATACCAATCACTTCTCCATCTGCATTGAACAACGGCCCACCAGAATTACCACGATTCATTGATGCATCTGTCTGGACAAAAGGAACAAAAGGAGGAGCGGCACGCATAATAGTCCTGTCAACAGCAGAAATAATACCGAAAGACACACTAAAGTCCAATCCAATAGGAGAACCAATAATGATTGCATGGCCTCCCAACAATGGCTTAGAACCCCATGTGACTTCTGGAAACTTCTCTCCTTCTTCATTCTTAATCTTGAGTATTGCAATATCGGATGTTGCATCATAATTAAATACTGTCGCTTCGTATTGTGCATAATTACTAAATCCTATTCTAATAAGACTGGGATTATTAATTGCATTTCTAATTACATGCCAATTAGTAACAATAAAACCATCTTCATGTAAAACAAAACCAGTACCAGAAGAAAACTGATTCTCTCTTGGTGCAGGTATTATTGGTTCTCCAGGTTTTACAAATCGTCTTGCTGAATTACTAATTGGTTGTTTCAACTCAACCGTAATCGTAACAACTGACGGCATTACTTTTGATATAATAGTATGTGGTGACTGAATACCATATCCAGCAGTATGCTCAATAGCTTTTGTTGCAGCTGCACTACCAACAGTTCCTAATGCTGAAAGTGCTGTAACGCCACCACAACCAACTGATAAAAACCAAATGCTACCAATAACTATTAAATTTTTAATGACTTTTTGTAACATCTCTTTCTCCTCCAGTTCCAAGAGAGTTAAAAAATAAGTCAAGGAGTATGTAAATCTATATCATTTCCACCAAGAACACAACTTTTATCTTGCCCCTTGTAAACAAACACAATTGCCCATTGACCGTTGCTCGAATTAATCCACATGCTAACTGTTGCCAAATGTTTATGTCTTTCATCTTGGACTAATCCATCCGCAGCTAATTGCATTTTGTATTGTTTCACAACCATATTCTTGATAAAGTCTTTAGTATTACAATATAGTAAAACCTCATCTAAATTTTTCAACTGATTTGAACCACTTATAGCTGTACTACTACTTAACGTCATAATCAAAATTAAACTCAAGCAATAAATTATTTTTTTCATCAATCTCTCACTTCCATTGTATTTAATGGATGATTCTTTTGTATGTTTCTCACAACTTCATTATAACCACTTGGTACTTTTCGCACACCAACAGAAACAGGATCACATATATCTGCCCCAGAAATTAATCGTTGAACACATCCCTTCTTTTTACAAGAAGGACATCCAGCTTTTAATGGTACATCAATATTTGCGATTGTTTGAAATTCTTCAAACTTGTGAGAACACTTCTCACACTCAAATTCATAGTATGGCATTATACACTTACTCCTAATGGGATTTCAAATTTTGCTAATCTACTTTTCCACTTCCAAAAAGATTCTCCATGATCTGACCGATACAAATGCATCCATTGCCATTGATGAACCATCTCATGTGCTAACACATATAGAAATTCATTTTTATTAATAAAACGATCTGAAATAGAAAGAACAGCATATATTTTTCCATCATATTCTTCAAATGGAATATGCTCAGCATGACAACCTTTCTTTTGTTTTATTTCTATCTCATGGAATGGATAGATTTCATCTCTGAAAATCTCTTGATTGAATATATTAAACCAACGTGTGATAAGATGCTTTGTTGGGAAAAAGGTTTTTATTTTTTTATGTTTTTTATAAGCTCTGCCCAAATTTGTTTCATAACTTCTCACTTCTTGAATTACAGGATTTTCTTTTGAAACGTACATCAATCCTCCTTACAGTTTATAACGATCTGGTCTACCTCCATTTGAACGTGTAGCTACCACAGTCAAACCAGACTCGTTTTTATTAGGTGCAGAAATGTCTGCTTTAAAATCTCTTGTCACCTCATATTCACAAGTTAATGTCGTACCAAAAAAATTGCCTACATATTTTTCTCCGTCCCAATTCAATTTAAAATAATGATCTTCCTCATCAACCAAATCAACTTTTATGTGTTTCTCACTAAATCCTTCAACTACTGTTGCTTGATTATCATACAGTTTTTTTCTGCCAGACTTAACACTAACAGTAGTTTCCAAAACACTTCCATCTGATTGAATGCCTATGCCCATTTTTATACTCCTTCTTCTTTATACATACCTGGCCAAACTTCCAAAACTAATTTAGAAGTAAGTCCTTTTATTTTAGTTTTCTTTTTTAACATCTGCATATATAATTGTGCCTCGGAATCATGCAAACTTTCTAATATTTGTACTAAAAGCTGTTTCTGTCTTTCTGGTTTTAAATTTTCACAAGCTTTATGCCCTTTAACAAAAATAGAACATAATGGCATTTCAACATATAAGCTGTTTGCTTCTTCACCTTCTGGTGTCACAATATCAGGCTTATAATCTGGTTCTTCATTTATCGCCCATTGAACTTTTGGATCAAACAGTCCTCTTAAATAATGTTTAAGGTCTTTCACTTCACTATACTTTATTAAAATATCTTTTTTTGCTTTTTTAGTTTTTGCATCATCTACTTTTTGCAAAATCTCACCAATCATTATAGTATATTTAACTGTTGTCATTAGAAATCTCCTATATGTTCAATTAACATTTTCAACCTATGCTTCACAAAATAATTTAGTAATCCACTACGATTAGGAGGTGTCTGTCCATTATATTGCTCCATAATCTCAAGTGCTATTGGAGGTGGGATATATTCAAAGTCTATCAACTCTTGATTTCTATCCCAACCATGTACCATACCATTATCACAAAAATCTTCTCTACTTTGTGTCAACCACTTAGTAACTTTTTTCTTTGAAACTGGTTTCTGTCTAGTACCTTCAACAATACAATCATCAGCAGAAAGAATATTTGGAATACCATCTCCCTTATCACCACGAATAATATGCTCTTTTAAATAAGCTTCTGCATCAATACCCTTCAACATCTTACCACGCATCGGAGAGTACTGTCTTATCTTCTTATATTTATACAACTGGTTAAAGTCTTTATCACTAGATACGATTAAAGAAGCCTCTTTTAAGTCATTATTTGCGTGTTTAGCTAACACAGCAATCACATCATCACCTTCTGCGTGTGGAACTTGTATCACTTTATATGGAAAATTCGTTTTAAGTTCATCTATTATCCTAGATATTGTATCAAACAATGCTGACCAATCCATACCTTTTTCTTTGTTCTGTTTTTCTCTTTGTACCTTTCTATGAGCCTTATAGTATGGAAATGCAACTTTTCTCCAACTAGAAAGACAGTCCGTACAGATAACCATTTCACCATACTTATCTTTATATTTACTCCTATATGATCGAACACTATTCAATACCAAATGACGAATAAATTCCTCAGAGAATCTTTCCTTATCTGGAACTTTAGATGCCACCATAATACTACCAACTATTATATTTGAAAAATCTAGTAAAATCATAGTACCCCATTATCTTGATATTGTAATACTTCTATATTAGTAATCGAATCCATACGAAATGAACGCCACTCACCTTTATTAATATCAAAAACAGGCAAGACTTCTTCATTCTCTTTACGATTGTCTGGATTTGTTTCAGGAACTAGATTTTCCTGCAACGTGCAATCCATAACACGTTCCTCACCATTTACTTTCGTAAATGTAACTCTCATAGCTTTCTTTTGTAAGTTCTTAATCAATGTATCTCTTTTCATTTTTCCTCCTCATTAAAAAAAGTATCTTCGCGTATACCACCAGTTTTTGAACCTTCAGAAAATGGTTCTTTCTGTATTTGCATAGATGGAATATCTATATCTACAGTAAACTCTTTATCACCAAACTTATCTTCAAAAGTTTTAGCAACATAATTTGTACCATCAACAACCATCTCTTTTGTATCAGCTAAATCTTCCACCAAAATATCTACATTCTCTTTATTCTGAAACAACAAAGAACCCAAAAGAAAAAACAACAATAAAATAATAAGATTTTTAATCATTAGAATACTCCTAATAGTATAGTCTGGGCATTAATTCTACCCGTCATGGTTTGCTCTTTGGTTTTCATATGATTCAACTGCTTTTTCAAAGAGCGTTTGTTCAAAACCTCAAGCACTTCTTGTGGTTTTCTAACAGTTTTCTGGATTGATGTATCTTCATCAAAATGTTGTATGGTGCAACCCTTAACAGAAAGTCCACGAATAGAATTTACAGCATGATAGACACCAAGTTTATTATATCTTGTATTATAGACCCACAACTCCTTGGCCCCAATAATTTTCTCTGGATTAACACTAACCAATTTAAGATCAGTAAATTCTTGTTGATACTTCAACTTCTTAATAAGTCTTGAAGCTGATAATGTTTTCTTCTTGCGTGGTTTGCGTTGTGCTGTAGAGTTCTTAATAATACGATCTAAATCATCAACAATTGTACCATAGAAGTCCATCATCAATTTATGATACTTTGGTTTTAAGTGACTCCATGCTTCGACATAATATTCATCATCTTTATTATATACATCAACTAACTCATTAAAACAATCAACATAAAAAGGCCTCATTTTTCTTGCGTGTGCAGCTTTACAACCAATATCTAATAAATGATTATAAGGCTCATATTTCATCTTATACTCACTATTGATAAAATCATCTACTTGTCCTTCAATAACAGAAATATAATCTTCTACTTTACCCTGTAAGCGATCTTGAATACTGATTTTTGCTCGAGGTTTTTTTTCCGCGTCTACTTCCTCTTTTTCTTTTTGCGCGACAATCTCCAATGAAGGATCAATTTTCACACCATTAATAACTGGTACTGCTCTTGTTACACCATCGGCACAAGTTAAAAGATCGTAAATTTGTTTATTCATTATAAATATATCCTCTCTCAATTATTACTATATGTCATTGTATAATCTCCAGATTGAACCACAACTTCTGGATACTCAGCATGCTTCATTGATTCTTCTTGTTTAATCATTTCTTTATTATAATATTCTTCATCTCTTTCTGGATCGCCAGACTCATTTATAGAATCTAACCAAATCTCAAAATCATGTTTACTCAATTCATCATCTTCAAACATTTCATCCCAAACACTCATTTCATTCAAGCTCCTTTCTAATTAAAATATACTACTATTATAGCAAAATACAACTTAAAACACAAGGAAGAATATGAACTGTAAACTATTGGTTCTAAAGGGTTTATACGAATATTCATAAACCTTTACAAATAAAGGGATTATAAACCCTTTATTTACTTGGGGTTGGTTGTGGCAATTTCTTAGTCAAATATTGAAGCAAATCCAACACGCGACAACAGTATCCATATTCATTATCATAAAAAGCAATCAATTGCAGGAGGCGTTTGTTAACCATTTTGGAGGAGAGAGAATCAACTATAGCAGAACATGAATCACCAATATAATCTACCGATACCAACGGCTCATATGAAACACATAATATTCCATGCATCTTTTTTTCTTTTTCAAACACTTCAATAACTTCTTTCATAATAGTATCTTGTTCCAATTCGATTGTTAAATCCAACAAAGATACATTTGGTACAGGAACTCTTAATGCAAGTCCATCTAGTTTACCTGCTAGTTCTGGAATAACAAGACCAACATTTTGTGCAGCTCCTGTCGTTGTTGGAATAATCGACATAGTTGCTGACCTTGCTCGTCTAAGATCAGAGTTAGATGAATCTAATAATGATTGACCCATAGTAAAAGAATGAACTGTAGTCATTGTACCTTGCTTGATACCAAAGTTCTTCAATAAAACTTTTAAAATTGGTGCTAAACAAGTAGTAGTACAAGAGGAAGCCGAAATGATATTACTCTCTTGTACTTTATAACTTGTTTCATTTACACCATAAACTAATGTGGCATCAACATCTTTTGCAGGTGAAGTAACTATAACATTCTTTGCTCCAGCTTCGATATGTTGTTCAAGATCATGTTTACTTGTAAACTTACCAGATGAATCTATTACAAAATCAACTTCCAACTCCCCCCAAGGTAATTTAATTGGAGTTCTTCTATCAAAGTTTGGAATTGTATGTCCATCTATAATCATATTATCTAATTCACAACTAACATCACCCTGATACTTACCATGAACTGAATCATACTTAAACAAATGAGCTCTTACATCAACAGTTGTTCTCGCATTGATTGCAACAATATTGTATCTATCATCTGATATTAATTTACGAACTAGATTTCTACCGATTCTACCAAAACCATTAAATGCTATATTAATCTTCTTCGGCTTCTCTACCATAATATCCCTTCATCATTATTTTTTTGGTTTCACACAATTTCCACAAATCCATGGGTAAGTCCAATCAGCTACTTTGTTTTTACTATCAGGAATAAATGGACTCCATGCATCTGCACGAATAGGCCCTGCTGTTTGCCATACTACTTCAAACTGTCCATCAGATTGAATCTCACCAATCACTACTGGTTTATGTAAGTGATGATTTTTCTTATCCATTACAATTTGAAAACCAGATGGTGATTGAACTGTCTGTCCACCAATGGCTTGTCGAACTGCATCAATGTTTGTCGTACCAGATTGTTTTACTGCCTGAGCCCACATCTTGATTCCAATGTATGTTGCTTCCATAGGATCATTAGTAACTCGTTTTATTCCACCTGGCAATTTATGTTTCTTAACATAAGCATTCCACTTTTTAATGAATGCTTTGTTCTCAGGTGTCTTAACTGACATAAAATAATTCCATGCAGCTAAATGTCCTACCAATGGTTTAGTATCAATACCACGCAATTCTTCTTCACCCACAGAAAATGCAACTACTGGAATGTCCTCTGCTTTGAGTCCTTGATTACCAAGTTCTTTGTAGAAGGGAACATTAGAGTCACCATTAATGGTAGAGATAACTGCTGTTGGTTTACCAGCTGCAAACTTTTTAATGTCTGCTACGATAGTTTGATAATCACTATGACCAAATGGTGTATATGTTTCCATAATATCTTTCTTGGCAACACCTTTTGACTTTAAGAAATAATTGAGTATCTTGTTAGTAGTTCT